GGCGGCGACGTGAAGTGATGGTAGGCCACCGGCAGGCCGGTTGATTTGAGCAGTGCAAACAATGCCGCTTCATCCACGTTTGATCGCCTCCTCTACTTCTTTGACAAACTCCTCAATCACCATTTCTTCTGCCGGCCGGATATGCGGCCTCCCCTCTACCCGGCCACCGCCCACCTTGGCATGGCCGTATTCCAGTAAATGCGTCAACCTATAATGAGGAGCTTTGGCATGAATAATTCGTTTATGCGGCTGCCCGATTTCCTTTTCGGTAGACATAGTCCAGCTTTTTGCGTATTTCCCTGTTCTCTTCGGCGATGTCTGCCTGAGTTGTTTAACCGCGGCTCTGCCCACCTTCTCACTGGACACGTTGACCTTCTCGACCACCTCTTGACTGTATTCTTTGAGGCCTTCGGTGATCTCGGCAGCTAATCGGTCAATGCTGATTTTAGCCATCCGCAGCCACCCTTTCACAGGTGATCCTGGTCTTCTCGCCGCGCTTTTCCGTGCGGATAACACGGTACACAACGCCATCATGTTTCAGGCGATTCTCGTCCTGATACTCAAATGAGTAAATTTCAAAGCGTTTGGTCGGTCGTAACCCGGTGACTGCGGCGCTGTAAAATTCTTGGGATGACACGGACAACTCGTTGGCAAACACCATACGCTCCGTAACAGTTTCAACCTGGTTGCCAATCTCGTCCTCAGTCACGGTAACGGATAGCAGGTAAATCACTTGGTCATGTCGCACCATCGCTCACCACCGGCGGCTGTGTGTACTCGACCGACAATGTCAAGTGCGCCTTGAGCATGTCGTAAGACTTCGCAAACCTCTCGGCCTCCGGGTTGTCGAAACCAAAATGCGCCTTGCAGTAGACGATGATGGCCCGACGAATCAGCGGGTCGCCATCGTCCTTTACCTTCTCGTCTGCAACGCCAGACAGTTTCAAATCCGCTTTTGCAGCCTCAATCAAACCTTCAATTTCAGAATCAAAGGCGCTGCTGGTAATCCGCAGCTCCAACTTAACATCGTCAATCAGGGCCACGACTATCGCCCCGCTTTCGCCGTTTTGGCTGCTTACCGGACGCATTAGCCCCGGCAGATTGCTCCGCCGGGGCCTTTTCCTCAACTTTAATGTGTTCAATAACGCCATGGGCTTCAAGGTATTTAGCCTGCATTTTATCGGTTACCATGTACGGTTTCCCCCGCAGCCAAACCCGGCCCGTGAAAGGGTCAATAAAGGACCGCTTCACTCGATACATCATAGGGCATCACGCTCCTCCCGAGGTGGCCTTCTTGACCCGCACGAAGCCGTTCCACTTGATGACGTTGCCACCGACGTACACGCTGCCGCGGTGCGCCACTTGGCCGCTGCGGAATTTGAAGTCCGTAGACCGCTGGATATCGATCTCCGAGAAGATAGCCAGACCGTAATTGCTCAGGTGGCCGTAGGCCATGCAGTAGGTGTCAGGTGCTGTGGTGCCATTGGACAACACGCCGCAGGCCGAGTTGATGATGAACGGAATCCCATCAATCAGCCCGGTGTTTCCGTTGTAGCTGATGGTGTGGATCCGGTTGCCGTTGCCGTCGCGGAGTTTGGCAAACGCCTTCAGGTCGGCTTTGTTCAGAATGAGCGCCGCGCCGCTTTCAACGTCCTCCTCGCCACCGTAGCTGAAGATGATCTCATCCAACGTGCCCTCGTCGATAGTCGCCAGTGCCAGGTCCGTCGACGGATCGATCGCGCCGGCCTTGGAATCCGAGCTGGAATAGTTGCTGGCAAAAATGCCGGTGATGCGGTTGCTGGTGCCCGGGCCGATGAGGATTTGCCGAGCGATGCGCTTGCGAAGGGCGGTCCGCACGCCGTTGACCACCTCAGCGTCGTAGTCAATGTCCGGCAGTTTCAGGACGCCCTCGTCCTCTTCGGTATACACAGTGATTTTCGACTTGTTGATCGACACGAAACCAAACTCGGTATCAGAAGCATGATAATCAGCATCATCAGCCACTTCAGCGCCTTCGCCGTAACCGCGGACATAGGACCGCTCGAATGCTTCACCGCCCACTCGCGGGAAAATGCGGACCAAGTCAACAATGGACGAAACCTCATTCCAGGCTGGCATCAGGTCAGTGCCATATCGCGTCGGAACCAGCACGCCTTCGGTCGTCAACTTCACGGCGTTCATGGCCTTCAGAGCGCTGCCACGATCAGCCGATGCCGCAAAACCCCAGCGGGTGATGATTCGTTGCGGCTGATCAGCCATGCGGTCAATCACCTGGCCTTGGCCATCGGCCGCCCCGGGCACCATCCCGGCCCGTAGATCCGCGAGTTGGTCCTGCAGTGCGCGAGCATTCGCCCGGGCAACAATAGCCTTCTGATATTCGTTGTCCAGTTCTTCGATCTGCGCCTTCACCTGATTGAACTTCTCGACACTTCCCTCGGCAGCATAGGCTTCAGCCTCCGCCACCAAAGCTTTTCTTTTTTCTACATACTCTTTGCGATTCATTCTTCTCGAACCTCCTTTAGTTTTATGAGCTCCAGTTGGAGCTTGAGATTGTTATTGCTCATGGTTCGCTGTTGTCGAGCCAAATCAAAAAGCCGGCGCATTGCCGCGTCGACTTTCATTTGAACTGCCAATCGACTAAATGCATACGCTGGCGCTGCCCTGGCGACCGCCGGCTCACCGGCGCCATTGGTATAAAGGATGCCATCCGCGAACCCAAGTTCAACCGCCTTCTGGGCACTCATCCATGTCTCCTCATCCATGAGACGTGAGATTTCTTCTCGTGGCAGACCCGTCTTAATCTCATAGGCATTGATGACGGCCTGTTTAATCTCGTCCAAGACCCCCGCCACGTGCCGGAGCTCGGCCGCGTCACCTGCAGCATGAACCCACGGGTTGTGTATCATCATCACAGCCGCCGGGGACATGAGCACTTCGTCGCCGGCCATGGCAATAATGCTAGCGGCCGACAGTGTCTTACCATCAATTTTCACAGTGACTTTTCCTTTGTGTTCCATAAGTGCATTGTAGATGCCGGCTGCAGCCCAAACAGCTCCTCCGATGCTGTCAATCCAGACAGTGAGATTTTTGTCTTTATATTTGGCCAGCTCCTGCCGGAATGCATTTGGCGCCGTATGCTGGATGCCAAGCCATTCATACAGCCAGATGTCGTCGTCATCCACGATTTCCCCGTCTATGCGGAGCTCTACTTCATCATCGGATTTCGCCAAGAACCGCCAGAATCGCATCGCTAATTCTCACCTCCTTCAACGTCGCCAGTATCATCAACCACATCAGTATCCAGCCGGCGGATAGGCTGGTCCCCTCCCGGAATTGGCGGGAGATTCAAAATACGCCGCCATTCATTCGGCGTCAACGCGCCGCGGTCTACCATCTGCACCAGACCCAGCTTGGTCTTCATCGAAGCGAACGTCAGGCTGGTCGCATCAAACACAATGCGGTTTCCAAACCCCCGCTCCCGCCGGGAGAACAACTTGCGCGTGAACTCCTCGCTCATTTGCTGGGCCAGCGGAGCGATCTCAGCCTCGAAGTACGCAAGCCATTCATTTTCATCGTAGGTAGCCTTGACAATGGCTTCATTAACGCGGAAGAATGCATAAATCCGCTCCACGGCCTGCTTCTGCATCTGGGAGGGCGGAACAAACTGCTGGCCCGTGTCTCGCAGCGGCTCCACATCGAACCGGCCGTCCTGCGGCAGGATACCTGTCTCGTTCTCCAGGCTCAAGTACTGGTCGGAAAACTCTTGTACATTGCGACGCATGTCATCAGGCTTCAATTGCTGTTTGAATTTCAACATCCACCTGATGAACGCCGAACGCTTCACCGCTTGGACGATGCTCTGGTCCGATGCGTTGATAATTTCAAGCAGCGATTTCAGTGCCTCGGCCTTGGTAGCCCCAAAGATATCGTTCTCTGCGTACTCGTCGCGAATATGAATCACGTCCGAGTACGGCAACTCCAGCAGCTTGCCATCCGTCAGTTGGAACCTCATCCAAAGCTGCCCATCCGGCCTGACCACTGCCTCGGCCGTCGCCGCCGGGATGATGTACAACTGCGCCGGCAACCCGTCCTGATCCCGGACGATCTGGACGAATGCGTTATTGTTCATCTGGAGCAATGTCGCCAGCCGTTCCCGGAACATCTGGCCGCCGCTGTACGGATTCGGCTCCTCCAGAAGCAGCCGCAGGTAC